TTTAACGCAATGGAGAGCAAAAATGCTGCAAGCACTGATAGGTCCGGTAGCTGAATTAGCGGGTGGCTGGCTAAAAGGTAAGGCAAGCGCACAGGCTGCGTCTGCAAACCTAAAGCTAGTCGAGGCGGAAGCCAAAGCGACCATAATGAAATCAGCCGCTACATCTGAGGCGGATTGGGAAAAGATTATGGCCCAAGGAACTCAAAATTCTTGGAAAGACGAGTATCTTGTGCTGCTTTTCTCCATTCCCTTGATACTGAGCTTCCTGCCTTTTAGTTGGGCAAAACAAGCGGTTACAGACGGTTTTACTGCTCTGGACACCATGCCAGATTGGTACAGCTATACTTTGGGTGTAATTGTTGCCAGTAGCTTCGCGGTGCGGTCAGCGACAAAAATCTTTGGTGGTAAAAAGTGATGGAGAACTTAAAGTTACCTGTGGCCCTTGTGGCAGCGATGGCTGTTCAGCTTGCCGCTGGTGTGTGGTGGGTATCGCAGCAAGCTGCAACTATTTCCAACTTAGAAGAGACCGTCAGTCAGCTTGGCTCACGCATGGCAATTGAGGACAACGTGAATCTCAAGCGTGATGTCCAAGACAATACGATGGAAATGGAATACGCTTTCGATGAGATTGATGAGCTTTGGGATGAGCTTGCATATATGACAACGGCCATTGGTGAGATTAACAAAATCAAACAGCGTGTGGCTTTGATCGAGAGCGATTTGAAATATATTAACCGTGACCACAACGGGATCATGGACATGAAGGGTGTAATGAAATGAGCGATGCAATGCGTGAACTGCAATCAAAATGCGGCGTTGCGGCAGATGGTCAATTTGGCCCTAATACTGCCAGAGCGATAGCCAAGTTTTATGAGCTATCTCCAGAAGCCGCGTCACATTTTTTGGGACAGTGTCATCATGAAAGTGGCGGGTTTAGACGTACTCCAGAGGAAAATCTTAACTATTCCGCAAAAGGTTTGCGATCAACCTTTGGGCGTTATTTCAAAACCGACGAACAGGCAGAAGAATATGCCCGTAATCCCAAGAAAATTGCCAATTATGTTTATATGGATGAAAACCGAAAATATCCGCTTGGCAATACAAAAGAGGGTGACGGGTGGTTATTTCGAGGTAGAGGGTTCATCCAATGCACCGGGCGATTTAATTACAGAGCATTTTCAAGCGAAATGCGTTTGCCAGAGGTAATGGACAATCCAGATTTAGTTGCAACCGAATATGCTATGGAAAGTGCTATTTGGTATTTCGACAAAAACAACATTTGGGTTCATTGCAAACACGTTACCGATGACACTATTAAAACCGTAAGCAAGGCTGTAAACGGCGGAACGCACGGTTTGGAAGACCGTATGAAACAGACTTACAAAATTCACAAATGGCTTGTGTCGGATTAACTTCGATTATATAAATCTCTAGTGGGTGGCTATCATCACAACATAAATTGCCCTTTTCCAAGCGGGGCGGTTGTTTACCTCGGATGACGTTGCTACAAAAAAGCGCCAATCTTTTAAATTTCAACGGCCACCCACACGACTTCAAAATATTATAGCGACCAGCGTCATTAGGCCGACGCCGCTGATGAAGCCAATAATAGCTCCAATCAGCCCTGCCGCGTTAATCATGCGTTCTATTTCTTTGTCATCCATCACTATTTACCCCAAACACTTTGCGAAACGCATCGTCCAAAATCTTCTCTATGTCATGTTCAGTCATGTGTTCGCTCCTTTGGTTTTTGATTTGGTAGATAGTAAAGCCAATAATCGGGTTTGTTTTTTTGATAATCTAAGCGGTATTTTTTCAACCTACCCATTTGCACAAGGCCATTCATCAAGCCGCTAATAACGGAAGCGTTCATGCCCATGTTATTGTCGCCCATAATGTTTTTAAGTTCTGGCACTGTGTAGTCTTTGCCGACTTCAAAAAAACTAATAATGTGGTGCCTTCGGTCTTCCGATATTTTTAGCAATCGGGTTTTTTCTTTTTGCATTTGCTGTTTGTTGGGTGTTTTTATTTGCATTGGAAGTGCTGGGCGTTTTCCCGATTTTGCCATTTCAATTTCAAACTCTAAAACATGATAACCCCAAGCAATTTCTCCAATGATCTCTGGGCGATGCTCTTTTAGGATTTCTGCTAATGCTGCCTCTTTTCTATGTTTCTTTTTATCAACTGCCCAAGCGCGAGGATTTCCTCTAATTGCTGCGTCAAGTTTTGTCTGCTTTGATTTTTGGACCTCTCTATCATCAACTTTAGCAGTCTCTGCTGTCTTGCACACGCAACCGTTAACTCCGCATTTGTCACAAGTTTTATCCTTTACAGTTTTGAATTTTATACCAAACCGCTTTGCGTTGCGGCTTATTGTTGCTGGGGAAACATTTAATATCTCAGCCGTTTGGGTTTGATCTAACCCATTTTCGGCGCACCTTGTCATGATCCCAATATCGCTTTCTTTGAGCTTTACGTTCATTTTAATAACCCCGCTCTGCAAAGTCTTCATCAATATACTCAATTAACGTGCAGTGGTATTGTTTTAGAATTTCATTGCTCAAGCGTTTAGAAACTGGATCGGTTTTACCGGGGCGGCAAATGCTTGTTATTTCGCTTTCGATTTCACCGGGATCATCCGCCCATCCAATTCCTTTTGAGGCTTCGTAATAAACCTCAATATCCAATTCGATGCCCTTAATTTCTACTGCCGTTTTTATTGAGTAATAATTCATGATCTGCTCCTGTTATTTATATGCACTTTTGTATTGTGCATTTTACATTAGTGCAAGTGCTTATTTACAGAAACAGCACTAATGCAAATAAACCTGTGATGAATAAAACTTCTCCTACAACTTCCCAATCCATAATCATTACTCCTTTTCTTTGATTAAACTGTAGCTGGCAATTTTAGCACCGTTATCGGTTGTGATGATTTCGGTGTGAATATCGTGGCCTTCATCCCGTAAGTTTTTAATCCGTGCTGCGAGCCTAAACGATCCGATATATTGCAGGGCGTCGATTGCGGTTATTGGCTGCGTTCTCATGTATTGCAGAATTTGTTTTGTCTGGGTTTCCATTTTATTGCTCCATTGTGTTGACGATTTCCAAGCCTTCTGCCACCCAATTTTCAAGCGACAGGTGGTTGAGCTGTTGTACGTTAACGCTTTGCTGCGCCCACTCTGCCCACTCAGGGCGGTCTTCCCCGTCCAAGTCTGGATGCGTGTCGTAAGTAAAGAGAAAATAGTTGCCCCCGTTAGTCAAAATCTTTTCTAGGCTGAGGTGTTTGCAGCGGATTTTTTTCAAGATTTGCCGCGTAGTGATGCGGCGAGGCGGTGTACGCACCGTAATGCTGAAGATGTCAGCGTCGAAATTGTAGATCGTATTTTCCATTTTGTTTCTCCTTTTACAATTGGATTTTTTTCAAGTTTGTGGGGAGCCGAAGCTCCCCGTGTTGTTTATGCGTGCGGCTTCTTTTTGACTGATCCAATTACGCCAGTTTTATCTGAAACGTATATTATCGCGCCTCTGCGTTTTGTTTTGATTGATCCATAAACGGGCATGGAAAGCCTTATCCCATCGTTGAGGCACTTAGCGCCTGCCGTTACAGTTGTGCATTTGTCTTTTGATGTGAAAACTAACATATCCGTGTCTCCTTTGTTTCTGTCTATACATTATATGTATATTACGTTTTACACTATTGCAAGGGGGATTTACAACTTTTTTTAAAAAAACTATCAATGCGCCATGTATCGTGTTGAAATTGAGGTAGAGGGGCAACCCCAAGGCAAGGCCAGACCGCGCATGAGCCGTTTTGGTCACGTTTACACGCCTCAGAAGACCAGAGAGTATGAGAAGCGCATTAAGGCGGCTGCGTGGGCTGCTATGCAGCGGGAACGGTTAGAGCCTACTAACAGGCCCGTTCATATAGATATGGTTGCTTTTATGGACATCCCGAAAAGTTGGTCAAACACTAAAAAGATTGCCGCTGAATTTGATGCCTTCCGCCACACCACAAAGCCAGACCTAGATAATATACTCAAAGCCGCTTTAGACGGCATATCAGGGCCGCAGGGCGTTATATTGGATGATAAGCAAGTTCACAGCGTAAAAGCTAAAAAGGTGTTCTGTCACCCCGACAGAGGCCCGGTGCTTTATATATCGGTCTGCTGGGAATAGGAATAATCTGGCCCATAGAGATCGCGCCATTCTTTCGGGCTTTGGTGGATGGCTATTTTACTGTTGTCCCATAACCCTTGGTGGTGTCCCTCGCATAATGGGATCGCCATTCTATCAGCGGTTTTGGATCGGCTAAACCTATCGTGAATAACGTGGTGAGCTTGTGTGGCTGACATTTGTGGCAGATTAAATGCCTCGCAAACGCAGCAATTCTTTTCCCGAAGCGCCTGTAAAAACTTCGGGTCTTTCTTTGCCTTGTCAGGCTTTGGGTTAGACCACACTAATTCCATTTAATCCTCAGCTGGCACCAGCTGCCAACAAATATAAGTAAAGACCCTCTGTTTAATTACCATCTATTTTTTCCGTTTCTTTATCATAGTATTTTTTTGCCCATTTAGTGGTTAAGTGCAATTCCCTGCCATGTAAGTGAATACCACCAACTTCATTTGAACTTTTAATAAACTCGTTAAACAAAACTTGTCTTTCTTTGTGATTTTTAATTATTCCATTTTTGTTTGGCTCTCTTTTGCAAAACTTTCTTGGTTTAGCGTAACAAACCGGACAAGGCATCGCTCGGATCATTAGCTGTTCATCTGAATATCTCAATACTTGTTCACTTTTGAATTGGGTCATAACCAACTGCCTCCGCTAATTTGCTCATGGCGAGTTCAAAATATGTCATAAACTCAGCCTGTGTCATTGCGCTAAACTCTGTGCTGTCCACATGGCGCACTATACTATGCGTAAGCGGCGATATGGTTGTCTTGTAATAGCCGCAAACCAATTTTAATTCATGGTGTAAGTGCTGCGCTGTGGGCCACATACCAGTGCTTTCACACGCGGTTTTAAGCGTTGACCAATACAGGTTGTGATGTGGGTTTGATCTTGTCCCGGTCACTGACAGATTAAAAAGCTGTCCAAGCTTACACTCTCCAAGACGCTCTGCGTCATGCTGAGAGACAGGCAGCAATTGCCCATCCCTCAACTCAACTTGAATTTTAGGAACTTTCATTAGAATGGGATTTCATCGTCCATATCGGCTGGTGTGCCTTCGGGCGAGTTAACAGGGTTCACATGGTTAACAGGGTCATTAGAAGCCCCCTTGGAACCTTGAAGCGTTAAATCGTTAACCGTGACGCCCAGATGTGTTTTGCCGTTGTATTCGCGCCGCGTTAGCTCTCCGCTTACAGTAACCTTAGAACCTTTGCGCACATAAGGAACAACGGCTATGCCGCGTTTGCCCCAGAACGTGCAGTCAAAATACATGGTTGATTTGTTTGCACCATAACCATCGTCAACGGCTAACGAAAACGAACCGAGTCCAGCCTTGTCCATTCCCCCCTCTTTAACTTCACCATCTTTGGTTGCAGTCCCTGCGATTGTAATGACTTTCATAATTTTAGCTCCTTTTTGCGATCATCATGCGCCTCAACCATGCGGTTAAAGTCTTCCTCTGAAAGACCGACTTGGTTTATTGTTTTGACGTATTTTGGTTCAAACTTTTCAAAAGCAGCCGCGCTGCAACCATTGCTATAGAAATCAACAACCGCTTGCACCCGGTCTTCTGGCGATATGCTCATCGGCGTGTGCTTTGGCGCTATTGTTTCGTTCTTTCGCTCAACACCTACCATTTCATTAGCAGACGCATATGTGCCGCCATGTAGCCCAAGCGAAGCCAATGCGCGTCCAATTGCAGACGTTTCGCAAACTTCCAAGGCTGATGTTTTCGTTATGTAGGATGACCCGCGTATTTCTTCTGCGAGGCCCGATCCAACAATAAAGCCGTCTTTGTCTTTAATGATGGCTCTAACCACCACTGTTTGCTGGTCATTATAAACCAACTCTGTTTCGATTCCGTAGTTGCCGCCAAAGGTAATGCGGAAGGCTTCCATCCGTGTGGAAACCTCTGTGTATGACTTGCCGCCCTTTTGCATAACACCGTGAGATTTGTTTAACTCACTGACAAGCTCCATAGCATCGTGAAATTTTTTAATCTCAGTCATTATTCATCTCCCTTAAAGTCTCTTATTGTTTTGCTTATTTTTTCGATTGCACCGACAGGAAAGTTTAGCTTGTTGTATTCCTCAAAGCTAATTTCTTTCTGTTCAAATTTTTTAGAAATTTCCATCCAGTTTTCGGTCAGCAATGTATACATTTTGCTAATTAACAACTCTTTATCGTTTGCGTTCATTTTTATTTCTCCCATTGTCTGCATCTTGGGGTTTACAATAGATAGATGCGGGTGTAAAGCATAAATTGCAAATAATTGATGGAGATTTAAATGCTAACGCCAGACGAAATTCGTGAAAAGTTAATAGGTGTCAACATGAGCAAGATTGCTAGGGAGACAGGTTTAACGCGCCCAACGATATATAAATTTCTGACCGGGGAACAAAATATGCAGTATGATACTGTGAAAAGGGTTTCGGAATACTTTGAAAGGGAAGGCTAATGTCTCACCAAATGACAGCACTTGCTATGGAACAGGACTTAGCCCCTGCGCCTAAGATTGTTCTGTATTGGATAGCTAACCACCACAACGGAGAAACTGGCTTGTGCTTTCCTAGCATAAACAGGCTGGCGAAGGTTTGTAGAATGTCCCGGCGATCTGTTGAAAAACATATATCTGATTTAGCAGAGCTTGGTCTTATACAGGTGACACAAAGGTTTCGCCCAGAAGGTGGCAAGACTTCTAATAGCTACCAGTTACTTCTCAAGAGTTCCCAAGACTTCCATACCGATGCGCAAAATCTGCGCATACCTACGGCAAAAACTGCGCATGGGGATACGCAAAATCTGCGCATGAATAACCTTGGAAGAAAGAACCTTGGAATAGAAGATAATATATTGGTCGAAAAGTTTGATGATTTTTATAAATGCTTTCCAAGAAAGACAGCGAAAGGATCGGCACGAAAGGCTTGGGAAGTTGCAGTTGCAAAGACCGACCCTGATGTTATTATTTCTAAGGCCGCTTTGTTTGCGGCTAGTGTAGAGGGCAAAGACAAAAAGTTTATCCCGCATCCCGCTACATGGTTAAATCAAGAAAGATGGGATGATGAAATATTCGCTCAAGCAGACAGCGAACAAGATCAACAGAACTTAGTGCATAAGATATTTGCAGAAATGGTAAAGCCAAATGCGTGATGAACAGATACAGGAACTAACACTTAAACTTCTCAGCCGCCTTAACCCACCACGGGCGCTGACAGGCCAAGCACAAGCAATTAAGGATGAAGCCACGTTCCTTGCCAAGTGCATAAACAAAGTAGCCCCAAGCCAAGGTTTGACCGAATGGTTTGGTGAATTTGAAGAGGCGGTGTTGGGTAACTTAGAAACTCGAACATGGCCGACAGCTAAAGAGCTATCGAAAGCTGCGCAGCAAATACGAAAAGCCAAGCCTGTTTTTGCAAATCAAAGCAGCGAAAGCGAATGGCTTTTAAACCCGGTTACAATTAACGCAAAGCGCATCCAAGGCGGTCATCCAGTTTGTGAAACATGGTTAAGTGGTAAACGGGCGCAGTCTATGCTGGCGACTGGTATGATTACTGAGGCTGATCTTAATCGGTACAAAAAAGCGGCAAGGTTGCAAAATGAGCAAGTCTATGCTTAAATGCAGATACTGTTCTACCAGACAGTCTGCTCTGGTCAACTTGTCCTGTTGTTGACCGCCACCTATGACAGAGGGAAATCCTCCCAAAACTTCCCTCTGTCTTTTTATTAGCGCACCCTGAAAAGGACGTAAACGATGAATGAAGATGATATTTCCCGCAAAGTAGGGGAATCTGCGGAACCAAAGGCCGCTGGCAATCGTGGTAAAGGCAGAAAAAAAGGCGTTCCAAATAAGAACACAAAGCTCCTAAAAGATGCAATCTTAATGGCCGCAGAAAAAGCTGGCAACTCGATTGGTGATGGCGGGATGGTTTCTTACCTTGAATTTCAAGCTATGGAAAATCCTAGTGGGTTTATGAACCTCATGGGAAAGGTTCTACCAATGCAGGTCAATGGCTCTGGAACTGATGGTGAGCATATTATTACCTACAAATGGCTAAACGATGCAGACAAGGACAATTGATTACCTTCCGAGACGCCATGTAAGGCCATATCATGCGCGAAAGGAACGCTGGGCGGTTATCGTGGCCCACAGGCGCTTTGGCAAGACGGTTGCGGCTATTAACGACTTAATACGGGATGCGCTAACCATACCGCGTGAAAAGGTGCGGGTTGCTTATATTGCGCCGTATTACCGACAGGCAAAAGCTATCGCTTGGGATTACTTGCTGGAATATACAAAAGACATTGAAGGCGCTGTTGCCAATGCAAGCGAATTGCGTGTGGATTTCCCTAATGGTTCCCGCATCCGTTTATTTGGCGCTGATAACTACGATGCTATGCGTGGTTTGTATTTTGACAGCGTTGTGCTTGATGAACCCGCTGACTTCCCGGCTAATGCTTGGCCTGTTGTTATTCGCCCTAGCCTTGCCGACCGTAAGGGCCGCGCCACATTTATTGGAACGCCAAAAGGCAAAAACGATTTCTGGGACATTTATCACCACGCACAAAGTGACCCTGATTGGTTTTGTGCGATGTATAAAGCCGATGAAACGGGCGTCCTAGACGATGATGAATTAGCAGAAGCCGAGCGCACGATGGGCGAAGATCG